TTACTTGCATCTGCAGCTGGGAATTGAATTGTAAATGTTCCGCTTGTTGACGTCTTGTCGCCACCAAAGTCCAATACGCATACTGCCTTGTTAGATTCATCACTATTATAAATTAGTGCTGCACGTGCTGTAATTGTTGCTGATGTAAAAGATATATCAGCGAAGTCAGTAAGAGCAGTCGTTCCACTTGTTGTTGGCGTTACATTTGTCAATGATCCACCTCCAGCCGTATAGGTTCCTGAATTAGAAACTTCATTTGAGCTGGAATAAGCAGTTGTTGAAGCACTTAGAGTAGCTGAACTTGAATACAATGCAATTTTAAATGTATCACCCGTAGTCGCTGTAAAGTTATGCGTTCCAACGAGCAATTCCTGTTTAAAGCTTGTACAAACAGCTTGGGTTATTGCCATTTTATATCCTCCTATGGATTATGTGATTGCAAAGGCGTTCGTAGCGCCCCGTGCATATATTCGTCTCTTCGGTGCCTTCCTTGCTGTTCGATCATCAACTCCTGAATGGCACGTTGATATGATTGTTCATATAATTGCAGCATTTCCGCTGGTCCCTTCAAGAATTTGAAGGCTTCTGCAAGACATCCATAAAGCAATGCTACTGGAGCATTATTCCCCAACCATGAGGTTGTATTGGAACTGGATAGTCTTGTTGGTAATCTCGTAATTCCCAGCTCTACATATAACGCAGAACTAGGGGTTGGCGCAAGATAAATCGTATTTTCATCCCACCATGCCCAATATTTTGGTGTTCCGGTGGATGTTCTTATTGGCCAATATTCATTCATGAAACTTACATCGCGTTGCTCCAGGAAATCCCTTGCAGAGGAAGTTGAAGCATATACCATGACCGTTCGTATTGTTGCTAGAGATGTAGGCTCTGGTGTCGTTCCGCCAGGCAATGACAGAAATGGACTGTCCGCCGTTAATGTTGAATTTTGATGCGACTTAAATGCATCCAAGTCAAGATCCCTTAACAAGCGATTTTCCGTATGCTCAATGAAATCATCCGTTCTTGTTGACGTCAATACATCGGTGCTAACTTCCGTGTAGTCTAAAATCTGTGTTGTTAGTTCCGCGTATGTTGTCATGACGTGCTCACTGTTACTATTCCAACTGATGTTCCAACAATATGAGCCTTGTTGGATTCCGGTTGCATTGTATCATTATGATCAAAAAATCCCTGTCCGCCTACAAAAACAGTCATTGGTTCTTTTCGTGAGGGTCGAACGTCTTTTAAGCTTTGTGCATCAGAAGTATGTTTGCTTCTCTCCAATTGAGGATGCTTTGCCTCGAATTCTGACTTATGAACGAATGATCCATTCCATTCCTTGATCATTTCCTTATAGGGAAATTCTCTTCCACTTCGATCAGAGATCGCTTTAGAATATTTACCTGTTGCGTGAGCCATTAAATAACTCCCCTTTCAGGTATGGCGTAGAAGCTGGAACGTGGTCTGTCTTCTTCCGAAGCTCTCTGCCATTCCTCTTCATACAGTTGTTTGAGTAAAGGTGTTCTTTCTGGTGACTTTTTCAAGGACACATAATAAGCCATTCCGGCTGTTAAACACGGGAGGAAACGTGTAGGGATATCCAACTCATCTTCATAGTCGCCCGCGTCCTGAATTTTTGTCAAGCCCCAATACTTGAACGTATCGGCTGCGTTGGGCGTTGGATAAAGATATAATGTTGGAGTGGACTGGCCGCGCAACAAATAATATTGCGTTGGAAAAGCCTCTGTTGATTTTTTAGAAATATTTAAGTATTCGGCACGGCTGATGCGATCCACTTCCATATCAACCGTTGTATTGGAAGCCTTGTAAACAACCGCTTCCAGTATGTCGATGAGATCGGAATCAAGCGTATAGCTTGTTGTGCTTGCTGTTAATGTTTGTGTACGAAGTTCAACGGTCCACAGGTTAATGCCCCTGTTAGCCCATTCCGCCAACAGAAGGTTCAAGGACCGTCTTGCTGATTTTAAGTCATAGCCCGAGCGCGCATGTAATCCGCATCTCTCAAAGGCTTCCTGTATGACGTCATCAACATCTAAGTCAAAAGCGTTAGTGCCCGAAAGTGCCATTTAGGTTACCCTTTTTTCGTTTTCTTTACGGAACCGCCTTTTTTATATTCCTTTTTATTTTTCTTTTTGGGTGGTCTTCCAACTTTACTTCCGTATGTTCCTTTTCCTTGTGGCATACTGCCTCCTTTTGATATTTGTTGAGATATCGAAACTCTCGATATCATTTATTAATATATCTTTTGAAATTCAGCTACAATTGTATACATATTTGCTGCATCAGCCGTACCTGGAACTACAAGATTAACATCACTTTGATTTGTGTTATTAGATTTATCTGCTGGTATACCACCAAACTCTCTAAAATCCCAATATCCTGTTCCTGTTAAACCAATTACAGGAATATCTCCATCATCATCTTCCTCATCTAAACGAGCGTAAGAGTCTCCTCCATCTCCACCTTGACAAGAAAACCAAACTCTCATTAATGCAAGATGCGCCACAGAAGTGCCATCCGCTCGTGCTGTCATTGCTGACACATCACCAAAAACGGTTGTTCCACCATTACCATCTGATTGATTGACTATTTTGATTACGACGCGATTGTCATTTTGTTGTAGGATAGTCGGTCCTGTTACTACGTCTGCCATTATTTCCCTCCTTAATCAAGAAACGTGGGGCCGAAGCCCCACTTATTTATTAGTATACTGAATATTCTAATTCCACTGTAAATCTGCCTGCACTTGCATCAGCATTAAGTGTAGTTGTAGCAGCCATATACAAGTATTTACTTGCAATAGCGGCTGTCACATTTGGTACGAATATGTGATAATTACCTGCTGTATTATTCAAGTTAATATCTATTTCAGTAACAGATTGTGTCGCACTAAGTTGTTCATTAAATGAAGTAACTCCTGCACCAACAATTTCAGTTCCAGATGAAACAGCAGAGTTTGTCGCTGTACCTGTAGTTGCACTTAATTGTAAACTACCAATAAGAGTTTGTCCTGCCGCAGTTGTAATGCCAATTAATGCTCTGTGAAAGAAAAACTTAGAAGGTGTTACTAAATCATCTGGTGCATCTGTGTTCAGAGTTCCTAATTCCACAAGAACATCATTGTCACCATAAGCCGAGCCAGTGTCTGTTGATGCCAAAGTTCCCGCAAAAGATTGAAACTTGTGAGTTCCAAGTGCAACCAGTTGTCCAGTTGAGTTAATGGAAACACCTGTTTCCGTAATCGCACCAGTAGTAGCGGCTTTGTTAATTACTTTAAAACCAGTCTCTGATCTTACCGCACCACTAAAGGTTGTATTAGCCATAATAATTCTCCGTAGTTAAATCATACCATCGCTTCTACGATTGTCTGCTAGGGCAGTTGATATAATTGATTAATCCTAGAAAATAAATAGGGGGGAATTAATCCCCCCTAGTTCGTACTTTATTACGCTCCCGGTGAACCGAATACGGCTCTCCAGTCAGACCATCCAAAAGAATATCTTTCAGATGCCTTGAAACGCATATTTCCTGTTTCAAAGTCTGGTTCCATAGAAGTTTTTAAAGGTCTTCTTTGGAACATTTTAAATCCAGTGTTAGTCATATCTGTTAAGATGAAGAACGCATCAGTATCAGTTAAATAATGATTAACTGAATATCCGCCCGGAAGTAATCCTAGGCTTCTTGTTGCGTTAACATCGTTATCAGCAGTACCAACTCTTAATTCACTTTTCAGAATTCTCTGAGCAGTGAATGCTAAGTCTTTAGGCACAATCATCTTACGAGCTTGCACAGCTACTGGGATATTTCTGTCATCCACATAACCACCAATTGCAATAATTGCTGTTTCAAGTGAAGTTTCAGAAAGGTCAGCAGATGTAGCTAATTCGTTAGACAAATCGCCTGCCGCTAATGAAGGATGGTCGGTAGTCATTAATGCTTTACCGTCTCCTCCAAGATAACTTGAACTAAATCCATTGTTAAGAACATTAGCCGCTTTCACTTGTTTAGTGTAAGCCATTGAACGTGCTAACGCCGCAGTGTATCTCTTAGATAATGTATCATAAAGATTAT